ATCAACGATAAAAAGATGTATCGTATGTTAGAACAAAACATAAAAATTCTGTTATGAGCAAGGTAAAAGAAATAAAGCTTAGAATTATATCAGCGGGAGAACAGGCCGTTGAGCAGTTGATAAAGGTAGCTAAAGAGCAAATCATTAAGCCTGACCCCGAGGATGAGCTTTCAGCAGATAGATTAAAAAATGCAGCAGCCACCAAGAAGCTCGCTATATTCGATGCATTTGAGATTCTAAATCGAATTGAGCTAGAACGAGAGAACTTGGAGATACTAGATAAAGGCCCTAGTAAGGTAGATACTAAACAAGGATTCGCTGAACGTCGTGCAGGAGGGAAGTAGTTTATATAAGGTCGTAGAGAAGGCTATACCAAAGACTGCGTTCACTCGAAAGAATAACGACAGGTCTTGGACGTATGGTTATAACGAAGACTACGACGTGGTCGTTATATCAAAGACGGGTCGTATTGGAGAGATAGTAGACATACAAGGTCTAAGAGTTGCTCTTCCTGAGGTTCCTCAAAAGTGTCTTCAAAGACACTCTAAATCATCTGAGCAGTATTGGGAGAGAATGGATATGCCAAAGGAACTCACTCGTATTCAATCCATATTCCAATGGAATGATATGCCTGCAGAGTTCAAGAATAGGTGGGTAGATTACATTGAACAGGAATTTGACTACCGTGAACAGGGGTGTTGGTTCATGAACAATGGCAAGCCTACCTATATAACGGGGTCACATTATATGTACCTTCAGTGGTCTAAGATTGACATCGGATACCCTGACTATCGTGAAGCAAACCGTATCTTCTTTATATTTTGGGAGGCCTGCATGGCTGACCCGCGCAGCTTTGGTATGATATACCTAAAGATACGTCGCTCGGGATTCTCATTCATGTCGTCATCCGAATGTGTAAACATCGCAACTCTCGCTAAGGATTCGCGTGTTGGTATGCTCTCAAAGACGGGAGCGGATGCCAAGAAGATGTTCACCGATAAGGTTGTACCAATTAACAGCAACCTACCTTTCTTCTTCAAGCCTGTTATGGATGGTATGGACAAGCCAAAGACTGAGCTTGCGTACCGCGTTCCTGCAGCTAAGATTACAAAGAAGAATATGCATGACGTGGATGACAACGAGATTACGGGTCTAGACACCACGATTGACTGGAAAAATACCGAAGAGAACTCTTACGATGGCGAGAAGTTAAAGTTCTTAGCACACGATGAATCTGCCAAGTGGACAAAGCCAAACAACATCCTAAACAATTGGCGTGTAACCAAGACGTGTTTGCGTTTGGGTTCAAAGATTATTGGTAAGTGCATGATGGGTTCTACGTCCAATGCGCTAAGCAAGGGTGGTGAGAACTACAAAAAACTTTATGAGGACTCTAGGGTTACAACAAGGAATGCCAACGGACAGACCAAGTCAGGCCTTTACGCATTGTTTATTCCTATGGAGTGGAATATGGAAGGTTTTATAGACATCCATGGTATGCCTGTATTTAGAAAGCCATTTGATAAAATCAGAGGTGTTGACGGAAATTGGATTACAAACGGAGCTATTGACTATTGGGAAGCAGAGGTTGACTCACTTAAGGGCGATGCCGATGCACTTAATGAGTTCTATCGTCAGTTCCCGCGTACTGAGTCACACGCATTTAGAGATGAGAGTAAATCTTCATTGTTTAATCTAACTAAGATATATCAGCAGATTGACTATAACGATGCGCTAATATCAGAGCACTACTTAACACGTGGTTCTTTCCATTGGAAAGATGGGATTAAAGATACAAAGGTTGTATTCTCGCCTGACAAAAATGGTAGGTTCTTGGTGTCATGGGTTCCTCCTGCTCACCTTCAGAACAGAGTAATAGAGAAGAACGGATTGAAGTATCCTGAAAATGAGCACATGGGGTGCTTTGGATGTGACCCATATGACATATCGGCAGTTGTTGGAGGTAGAGGCTCAAACGGCTCATTGCACGGTATGACTAAGTTCCATATGGATGAGGGACCTACAAACGAGTTCTTTTTAGAGTACATTGCTAGGCCTCAAACCGCAGAGATATTCTTTGAGGAGGTTTTGATGGCCTGCGTATTTTACGGTATGCCAATCTTAATAGAGAACAACAAACCTCGTTTGCTTTATCACTTCAAAAACAGGGGATATAGACCATTCTCAATAAACAGACCCGACAAGCACTACGCAAAGTTAACGCCTACCGAAAGAGAGTTAGGTGGTATACCAAACTCATCTGAAGATGTCAAGCAGTCTCATGCATCTGCAATAGAGAGCTACATCGAGAAGTACGTGGGGTTGGATTCAGCGGGCATATACAGGCAGCCCGATGAGATGGGCTCAATGCCGTTCACTAGAACGCTTAGTGATTGGGCTAGATTCGACATTAGCGATAGGACTAAATTCGATGCCTCTATCAGCTCGGGATTGGCTATAATGGCTAATCAGAAGCACTTATACATACCTGAGAAAAAAGAATCAAAAATATCTCTTAAATTTGCAAGATATAGTAATGATGGGAATATAAGTCAACTTATTAAATGAAAGAAGTAAAAGTAAACGTACCCTCAACTGCATTTCCGAGTCAATTTGTTTCTGACGCAGAAAAGAACACTGCAGAATTTGGCATCCAAATAGGGCAAGCTATCCAATACGAGTGGTTTCGTAAGGACGGTAATCAATGTAGATATTATAGCCAATGGAGAGATTTCCATCGTTTAAGGTTGTACGCCCGCGGCGAGCAATCTGTTGCTAAATATAAAAATGAACTTGCAGTTGATGGAGACCTATCATACTTAAATCTAGATTGGACTCCCGTTCCAATCCTTCCTAAATTTGTTGACATCGTCGTTAACGGTATGTCTGACCGTATGTTTAAGGTTAAGGCTTACGCACAAGATGCAATGTCTCAATCAAAGAGAAGTAAGTTTCAAGATGTCCTTGAGGGACAAATGGTTGCAAAAGCACCATTAATGATGATAAAAGAAAAGTCGGGATTCGACCCATTTGTTATGGACCCCGAGGAACTTCCTGAAACAGATGAGGAACTATCATTGTATATGCAGCTTAACTATAAACCTGCTATCGAGATTGCAGAGGAAGAAGCTATCAATACTATTTTAGAGGAGAATAAATATTTAGACCTACGAAAAAGACTTGACTACGACCTTACTGTATTAGGTATCTCTGTTGCAAAACACGAGTTCCTTCCCGGTTCAGGGGTACAGGTTTCCTATGTAGACCCGGCTAACGTGGTCTATAGCTACACTGAGGACCCTTACTTTAAAGATTGTTTTTATTGGGGTGAGATTAAGACAGTTCCTATTACGGAGCTCTTGAAGATTGACCAAACGCTTACCCGAGAAGACCTTGATGAGATATCAAAGTACAGTCAAAGTTGGTACGATTACTATAACGTGGCTCAGTACTACCAAAATGATATCTTTTATCGTGACACTTGCACATTACTATACTTTAACTACAAGACCACCAAGAAAGTTGTTTACAAGAAGAAATTCTTAGATAACGGTGGCGTTCGTGTAATTGCAAAAGACGACACGTTTAACCCACCTACTGATATGATGGAGGAGGGCAAGTTTGAGAAGATTGAAAAAATAATTGATGTTTGGTACGAAGGCGTAATGGTCATGGGTACAAACATTCTACTTAAGTGGGAGATGTCTGAGAACATGGTTCGTCCTAAGTCATCATCTCAACACGCTATACCAAACTACGTTGCTGTTGCACCTCGTATGTACAAGGGTGTAATTGAGTCATTAGTTCGTCGAATGATTCCATTCGCTGACTTGATTCAAATTACTCACTTAAAGATGCAGCAGGTTATTGCACGTACAGTTCCTGACGGTGTGTTCATTGACGCAGATGGTCTCAATGAAGTCGACCTTGGTACAGGTGCTGCGTACAATCCCGAGGATGCACTACGACTATACTTTCAAACGGGTAGTGTTATTGGCCGTAGCTACACTCAAGACGGTGAGTTCAACAACGGCCGAGTTCCTATTCAAGCTATTGCAGGAAGCTCAGGAGCGTCAAAACTACAAACCTTAATTGCAAACTATAACCACTACATGGATATGCTACGTTCTGTCACAGGGCTTAACGAAGCACGTGACGGCTCTATGCCTGACCCAAGAGCATTAGTTGGCGTACAGAAGCTTGCAGCCCTTAACTCAAATACGGCTACACGTCACATCTTAGAAGCTAGTTTGTTTATGTTCCGCTCATTAGCAGAGGCATTAACGTACAGAGTAGCTGACATTTTGCAGTATGCTGACTTTAAGGATGACTTTGCAAATAGAATTGGAAAGTACAACGTATCTATTTTAAATGAGATTAAGGATTTATACGTGTATGATTTTGGAATCTTTATTGAAATTTCACCTGATGAAGAAGAGAAAGCACAGCTTGAAGCAAACATTCAAATCGCGCTATCTAAAGGCGATATTAACCTTGAGGATGCGATTGATATCCGTGAGATTAAAAACATTAAATTGGCTAATCAACTTCTTAAGGTTAAACGAGTTAAGAAGCAGGATAGAGAGGAGCGACTTCAGATGCAGCAGCAGGCTATGGTTGCTCAGCAAAGCCTACAATCACAGCAAATGGCAGCTGAAACAGCTATGGCTAAAATTCAAGCAGAGACTCAAGCTAAGATGCAAATAAAACAAGCAGAGGTTGCGTTCGAGATTGAAAAGATGAAAAACGAAGCCGTTCTCAAGCAACAGCTTATGCAGACTGAGTTCGATATGCAAATGCAATTAAAGGGTATGGAGACTCAGAACTTAAAGCAAAGAGAAGATGAAAAGGAGAAGGCTAAAGATAAGAGAATATCTATTCAAAATAGTCAGCAGTCAAAGTTAATTGAGCAGCGCAAAAACAATTTGCCTCCAATTGATTTTGAATCAAATGAAGATAGTTTAGATGGTTTTGACTTAGCTGAATTTGAGCCTAGATAGTATTGAAAAAATACTATTAAAAAAATGTATAATTTTGTAATGTAAATTTTAATCAAATGGAAATCAAAGTAAGAGATTTGGGAGCGACCGAATCAAAAAGCGTTCAAGAAGTTGAACAACAATTATTAGATGAACATCAACAACAAATAGAGGAATCTCAAGAGACGCCTGTAGAAGTTGTAGATGAACCAACACCACCACCTGCTCAAACTGAAGAGATTGAGTTAGATGATGATAAAGTTCTTTCATATTTAGGTAAGCGATATGGTCGCGAACTCAAGTCCTTTGATGACTTGACATCTCAGAGAGATGAGCAAGAAGAGATGGACGAGGAGATTAAGACCTATCTTAAGTACAAAAAAGAAACAGGGCGTGGCTTTGAAGACTTTAAGGAGTTGAACAAAGACTACGATTCTATGAATGAAGACGATTTGCTTCGTAAATTCTACTTGTCTACACAGGAAGGATTGGATGAAGATGACGTCGATGTACTATTAGATGAGTTTTTCTATGACGAAGACTACGATGATGAGTCAACAGTTAAAAAGACAAAACTCAAAAAGAAAAAGGCTGTTAATGAGGCAAAGAAATTCTTTAACGACCAAAAAGAGAAATACAGAGTTCCACTTGAGTCAAGTACGAGCTCTTCTCCAAACGTCGATTTAGAAGAGTACGAGTCTTATAAACAATATATGTCAGAAGCTAAAAACCTCGAAGAGGAGAATCTGCGTAAAGCCGAATGGTTTCAGCAAAAGACTGAAGAGTTATTCAACGGTGAGTTCAAAGGTTTTGATTTCACATTGGATGATAAAAAATTCACCTTTATGCCTGCAGACCGCGAGGAGTTAAAAAAGATTCAAAGTAATCCATACAGCTTCATCACGAAGTATTTGGATGACAATGGATTAATGAAAGACGCAGCAGGATACCACAGGTCATTAGCAATGGCAATGAACCCTGAGCGCTTCGCTAAGTTCTTTTATGAGCAAGGCCAAGCAGATGCAACAGATGACTTGAATCGTAAGATTAAAAATGTAAATATGTCTGAGAGGAGAGCACCTGAAAGCATCGGCAATGGGGAAATGAAAATTAGAGAAGTTAACCCTGATACGGGTAGCAAGCTCAAAATTGTAAGTAGAAAAAATTAATAACTAACAAAAACAAAAAACAATGCCAGTTTTACCAACTCCCGGTTTTAATTTGCAGCCAAATGCTCAACAAGTAGCATTGCAAACAAACTATATTACTAACTTCGACTTCTTGAATCAGTATCTTCCTGATACTTACGAGAAGGAATTTGAGCGTTACGGAAATCGTACTGTATCTTCATTCTTGCGAATGGTAGGTGCTGAGATGCCGTCTAACTCAGATATGATTAAGTGGACTGAACAAGGTCGTCTCCACACTAAATACACTAACTGTAACGCTAACTCAGCTATTACTTCTGACAACGCTACAATCACAGTTAACGATGTATTGATTCCAACTGCTACAGGTAAGCCAATCGCTATCCGCGTCGGACAAACAATCAACGTTTCTGACAACGCTACAGGTGCTTCTAACAAAGCTATCGTAACTGCTGTAAACACTACTACAGGTGTTATCGACGTTTCTTACTACGAAGCTGCAGGTCAAGCTTTTGCTATTGGTTCAACTGTTACCATCTTCATCTACGGTTCTGAGTTTAAAAAAGGTACTA